GTCCAAAATTCCCGCAGTATCCTCATATATTACTAGATCTTGACCATATTGGAGATTGCTAGTAGCAATGATGATAGGAGACACGAAGTGTGCCCCCTTATCCTCCAAGTCAGCCATAGGAAGGACGTAAGGATTACAAGAGACCAAAGTTTGGAACTCTTTAATATCTTTACCTTCCTTAGACTGAGCAAGATCATCTAATATGACAATGGGTTGGTTTTTGTATCCATCCCAATGTTCAACATTACATGATCTTGAATAAGTCAAGTCTTTACGTTTGATTCCAGGAAAAAGTTTAGATAAACTCGAGATGATCTCGGGTAATCTAGAACTTTTTCCCATACCAGGCTGTCCAAAAAGGCCAATAACAAGAGGTTCCATCCTATCTAAAGGATCGGAACTAAATGTATGGTTTTTCAGACGATCTGAGTGAACTAAGTCTCCTTTTAAACCTCCCGTATTACGCGGGAAAGCAAAAGAAGCTTTGTTACTCGGATAAAATCCGCGATTTGGACGGTAGTATCTCGATACTATCTGTCCAAACTTTCTTCCACGTTCACGGAGATCAGTAAGTGTTACCTCACTGATCTCCGTTCCCGGAGAAGAAAGTTGATCACGGTGCTTGATAAGAGTGTCCAAGATAAATTCTTCAGGTACCTCCTTACAGAGGGACTTAGATTGTAACAAAGAAAAGAAAAAATTAACTTTCTCTTCTTGGTTCAATGCTGAAAAATTTGAACGAAACTGAAAGGGAACCATATTAAAATGGTCTCCTTCTGGTAGTTCATCTTGGTCCATGGAATCAGAAACATGATAACACAATGAATTCTTAAGGCATTTTATCATTTTCTTCTCAGATGAAAAATTAAAACTTTTCATTTGAGAATAAATATGAATGAAGAGCTCAGTCAAGTGGTTTTTGGCCTTAGGTCTAAAGACTTTGTCTTTGAACCTTTGGTTAAACGCAACTCGATCGAGCTTCTTCATCTTCATAGTAAGATAGAATGCCCATGCCATTCGCAAAGAATGTGAAACTAACCTGTAATTATCGAAAATTAACGGGAAAGTTCCACTGGCTTTATCAAGGGGAAGGCCATTGTCTAACATAAAAGTGAGAGGATCGAAATCCTTCTTTCCTTTCAATGTTTTATACAATGTCTTCACACCTTTATCAGCTTTCATGACTCTACGTCGGATAGATGCTTTATCAAATAAGATAGAGCGTCCACCCGGGAGGTACTTAACCTCCAATGATTCATCTAAATGAATCAGAGACATGATAACTGAATCCAACTGGGTTTCACCTAAGAAAAAAGCTCTTTTGAAGAACTTTTGTTCGAAGGAAACCCACTCACATACGATACCTTCCAGACGGTTGGTAGATTTTCCGTCTACCGACGATTGCACTTCTTTTTCGGGAGTGCTCCTGTCTAAGGTATTAGTAACGAGAGAATTTCGGAATTCACAGCTAGTTAAGCTGCGATTCCTACCTCAGGTGATCTTTAATTTTTAAAATTTTAGGTTACAATAAGTATCTGGGGACTGATACTCGTTTAATGTAACTAATTCAATCAATTTCACCCGACTAGTGGCCGCTGGG